CCAGACTCTGTGAAGGTCAAAAGGGAACCTCCCTAAAGTTTTTTAACAATTGAATCGAGTTTCCGAGAATTCCTTAAGGTCATCTCGTACTGCTCGAGAGCTTTCATTTTCAATTGCTGGTACCTAAGGGCCATACAGTGTGGAGTCGTCTGGTCCGGAAGGGAACAGATATTTATCGACTGCACGACTTCTTTGGTCATCGGTGTATGTGGGTTTGAAGCGGCGACTGGGCTCATCTTTACGAAATGCCCAGAACACAGGGTCGAATCCATCACCGTTGAGCTCTGGCGCTCTACCATTTAATGGCTATAGGAGTGCTGCACCGACCCCCGAAGCTAAGGGGCCGATCCAGGCTTTGTTGTCATTCCAAAAGTTGCCGACTTTAGCAGCGGCACCTTTCAACCAGTTCCATATAGTTTCTAGATGGCTGTCATTGGACATACTGGTTGGGGCGTCTCTCAAGATCATGGATGCTTCCTTGATGGCTCCTGGATTTGGTACATTTGTTCCGTACGACCATAATTGGGATGGTGAACAGAATTCAATGTTTGTCACGGCACGCAAACGCATTGGGTTATTGTTACCGGTTGTTGTTGCGACTGAACCCGCAAAGACGACATAAGGATGCGTCCACTCGCTTGAGTTGATCGGTTCTCGCATTTGGGTGTCTCGAGTTGAGACTGGCGTGTAGAACGAATAAGACCCTTTATTAATCTTATCTTCATAGGCGCCATCTACTTGTGAGATGGCACCGTAACTTGAAATACCCGCCGTGTTTGGGTGTTGTCCTCCTCTGTACATGAGGGCGGTATGTTGACCGCCATCATTCAGAGTACTTCCTTCGTAGGCGCACCAAGCTGATGAGCTTACTGGTCTGTAGACTGTCAATTTCTGAACAAGCTGTTGCATGTCAGGAAAGTCATACGGAACCAGGCCCAATTGGTTTATGGGCGTGCTGGACAAATTGAGATTGAAGGAGATGGAATTGAGGACTACGGCTGCACTTGCATTTGTGTTGCTCTGGTACTTGATTCTGAAGCCTATTCCAGGCCTTCCGCAACCAGTCTGGCCCGCCCCTCCAAAGGAGGTGTCGACGGTAAACAAACTAGTTAGGGTCAGAGTTGTTTGGAACGCGGTTTGCCCCGCAGTCGCAGTAACGACAGCATTGACAGTGGTGGCATTGTTGACACCATAGAACGTAATTTGATCACCCGCATTAACAGCGCCGGTCACTAAGGCATTGATTGTAGCCGTGACTGCGCCTGTACCACCAGCAAAAGTGTGGCCGTAGAAAGTGTTTCCTGAAGAATCAGTGCCAATGTAAGGATCTTCGACCCAGTCTTGGTTGGCAAAATTCTTTCCCATCTTCAAATTTGAGATGATACTGTGTTGAAGTATCATTTGTTTTTCTTGCAATGCCGGATTGAGCGTTCCGGCAACAAGAGGAAAGAGTCCAAACCGAGCATTTTGCTCTTCCAAATTAAAGTTTGGATTCAACGTATTTGCATAGAATTGGTATGCCCAAAAAGGGTGCACGAGACTAGCTCTCCAAATACCATAATAGGCACCCGGAGGTTCCACAATCCCAGTTGAGGGGATAAAAGGAACTTCCTGTTCGAGGATTAGCTTAGACATCGCAGTGTGCGTTACATAGCCGTCCGGATACCTGATTCCGCCATACAATTCCGGCAGAACGAGTGTTTTCAGATAGTGGTTGACGCTCGCTCGCACAGCCCTCTTCACTTGCTTTACCTTGGGCCCCATCCTGGCCACCTTCACATTCGTGCGGGGTAGACGAGACTGGGCTGGGAAGCGCATATTCGGCGCAGTGATGATTTCCACCACCGGTCTGGCCCTCGGGCCTTTCCTTCCCTTCGGTTTCCCATTCTTTTTCGTGCTCATAAATTTTTTGTAAGTTTGAAATAGCGATTTTGTGAATTTCTGCTTTTTGCCTAAGATCAATTGCTTTGAGTAATTGAACAATGATCTCCAATTCCTTAATCTTTCTTCGTTGCTTTTCGAAACTTCTTTCTTTTTCGTACAATTTTTCCAACAGGTCGTCGAGACGCTTAAGTGTGTCGATGATAAGTGTTCGATCACTGATAAAATCGTACTTGTCGGTACAGGCCAGTTTAAATTTTCTGGTATCACAGAACCCTTATTCGAATTCTTTGGGCCCCTGTATTCGCTAGCTAGCAATCCCGCAGGTGTAAACGCAATTTTTAGATCATCCAGGTTTAGTTCTGGTGCGCCCACCCACTGCCCAATAGATTTCAGTTCCTGACAAAGTTCAATAACAAGGTCAGCGTAGTTGGGGCTGAACGCCATGTTGTGGGCAAGGCCACAAATTCGTTGTGTCCGCTCACGCGCTGAAAGTTTACCAGCCGTGTAGCACATTGCGTACAACATGCGGTTTTCATCATACAATGGTACCCATGTATTATTCCACCTGGCATTGTAGCATCCGAGAAAGTGTATCTCAAATGGGTTAGAACTACAATGATATTCTTTAATACCAAAGCCAAATTTGGAGTAAGTCTCTTTTAGATCCTCCTCCCGGAGGTACTCATCGGCATAATCGGATGAACATTGAGCGTCATCCGAGTAAATTGCTACAATCAAAGTCCTGATCATATGCTCGAAGGTAGGTGTTATTCCCATCTTTTTGGACATTCTCACGTAGTGAAAAATAAGGATAAATATGTGCATGAGAGTATTATTGCTGCTAGTTAGCAGTCGCCCACTCTTTTGTGTGATAGCAGTTAGAACAATTTCTCCATTCGGGAGAATCTCAATTGAGAAAGATGCTTGTTCCGCTAGCCATTTTATATTTTCTATGTCCAGTTCATCAAGTTCCTTGAACCAAGGGAGCCGTATCTTTACACATACTTGCTCATGTTGTGGACCATAGCATTTGTCCCACCTCTCCACATCCCATCTCACATACTTTCTCACCCGCTTCGTGGGGTAGGAGTACATAAGATGTTCAATGAAGGTGTGCCAACCACCAAATTCCTTAGTAAAGCCAAGTGCGCTCCACGTGTTCAAACAATCATCCATTAGGAAATCTTCAGCCTCCTGGTAGTACATTTTCTCAAGTAAGAGATACTCAAGAGGAGGATTTCTAAAGATACGAATTTTATCGTTGAGTATCTGCTCTATCGTAAGATACTCATTCTTTGGGTTATTGATGAAGACCGGATGAGGTCGTGAAAGGTTTGCCCTGTCACAGTACCATTGATAGTACGGTGAATATTCCTTTAGTGCATCTTCCTTATCACATCCGTAGGGAAAACCAGCCGAAGCTGATGGGTCTAGGATTGAAGCCTCCCAGGGTATCCTGCGGAAGCGGTGTTGGTATTTTGCAAACATAGTGTTAACAAGTGTCAGTACTTCCATCTCCTCATCAGGGGAAATTTCATAGACTGACACCCTGTCAGACTTCTTTAACTCTGTTTGCAAGTTCTGGACTGTCGGTTGAACTATCCCAAAAGCATGAGGGATAGATCGGCCTAACTTTTGTTCAATTATGGGTGTAACAACTGGGTCACGGAAAACGCGAGTTCGCGTTTCTCCTAAGTGCTGACCCCCCTTGTTGGTATACGCCACATGTTGAACATGCGAACGCGCTTCAAACTCATAGTTAGGCGAATGAGTCAAGCGCGGGAACAGATGCCTTAAGGGGTGTTGGCCAACCCCCCACGCCCAAAATCCGTCACCATTTGCTGATCGAAGGCGAGGAAGGCATTTGTCTCGGCATAAAATTCCTGTCCATGGCTATGGACGCCGACAACTTGGCCTTGTTGGTTGAAGATTGCAGCCCCACTCATTCCAGGTTTGGATGAGTAGTCTGCACAGAGATGTCCCTTCAAGTGAGAATATTGAGACGAAAGTTCCGAAACATTACCGGTACTAATCCACCATTTAGGATTATTAGGATCGGTAACATCCCAAGCTGCTATTGTTACCAGCTCACCAATTTTGGCGATTGCGGGATGGTAACTCGAGAACTGAAGCCCAGTGGTTGACTTATCTGCCAACATGAGGTCCAAATCTGAGTACTGTTTGAATTTTCCCTTCGTTTCAATAAGACCATAAGGTCCGGGCTTGTTTTCTCCAGGTCGAACAAGTTTGTGTTCACCCTCGGGGCCAATATGCTGGCATGTGAGGAGATAGGAAAAGATTGCAAAACAATTACCAATTGATTGGCCAGCTTTCGTCATTGCTTTGACGATGAGTGCCTTTGTCGGCGAAACAGTTGCTGGAAGAACAAAAGAGCCTTTTACAAGACTCTCCGGTCTTATGATTTCTTGCATCATTTCCTCTGCAGGTGTATATTTGTGCTTTGCTGCACGCACACAAGTGTAAATTTCTTCTCCTTCATCCGAGAGGTGAGTTTCAATGAGTTTGCACTCTTTTTGGACATGGGTGTACTTACAGGGAACACTCCTTGCCGGCAAGTTTATTTCCTTACCTGTCTTTTTGTCCATCACTTTTTTATTTCCTTGATGAAAAGTGCCAAGACAACCAGGGATGGGACAAGGCTTGTTGAAGTCAGTTTCTTCGACTTTTTTACCTTTGGTTTTTACCTCTTTTTCCTTTCCTTTGGTGTCTTTTGGTGCCATCTCACGAATTTGATCGATGTTTTTCTTCTTTCCTTCTCCTCGCCACCGTGGGCCGCCCTTTACTCGGGCACGCTCTCTCTCCTCACGGAGAATAGAGGCGAAGATTCCGGCTTCTTCTTTCTTAAACTGAGCAAGATCGTTAATACCGAAAGTGTATTCGTCATCATTTTGATCAACGTCATCTGCCCAGCCTGAGAGACCGTCATCGCCATAATCACCTTTCATAGGTGTGTTATCATAAACCCTTTTATAGGCTTGTTGCTTTCTGGCGTAACGTTTATCCTTCTTTGGGATATAGTCCTTGTTGAACTTATCCTCCCAAGCGTCAGCGGCATCCTGAAATTCTTCTTCAGTCATATCCATATGATTCTGCGCCGCACGTGCAAAGTTGACGTACTTGCCCGCAATTTCCTTGCGGCGTTTCATGTATTCTTCATACTGCTCGTCAGTCATTCGCTTTTTCTTATTGCGTTTATTGTTATTCTCAGCCTTCACATCCTCTTCAGGTTGAACAGCGGTTTCCGGGTTGGGTTTTCTTTTCTTTCTAGTAGAACGAGGAGCAGGACCTTCGGTACACTGCTCCTTTTCCTTTTCCGGCTCACTTTCCTCAATGACAAGTTCATCATCGGTTTCATCCTTTTCATCACGCTCCCTTTTCATTTCCTCAACACGGTCAAGTATAGGCCGGAGGACAGGATTTGTGATTGCTGCATTGTTCCAATCTTCTCCAGTCATTTGAGACACATTGTAGAAGCCCTTGGCAAAATGCGCAGGTGTGAAGGGTGGGAGTATTTCAATCTGTTTCTTTACAGCCTCCTTTTCAGTTTCGGCAGCTGGCCTGAGGTACTTACGTCCCCCAGTCGAAATGATTGTTGGTGTTGTTAAACGCTTTGGTAAGTTGTGAGGATTAGGATTTTGTGGTGTAGCCTTCGCACGATTAATTTCGACCATGTGAAGGTCTGACAAAAACCTAAGGCACGCATCACGCTGGGTAGTCGTCCCACGATGAATCGCGACGTGCAATTGATTTCTAGTATGTGCCAATTCTGAAGGCCCTATGTCTTGGGGTCTAAGAGTACCATTAGTGATACTATCAATAAACCTCCTCAACTCAGGACCAACAGCTATTTCATTTCCATCCAGACCAGTCGATGTAATATCACTCAACTGCTTAACTGTGGTAACAGGTGTTAAAGGATGTCCGGTATGTAGGTCAGGAAATAGTGGCTGAACAGAAACAATCCGAGTTGCGCTATTAAGCGACCCCAGATTGCCAAGCATATCCTTTTCAAGTTGATCTGCTTGTGTCTTCTGCCCTGTTTTCCTCATTAATCCTAAAAGTCCATTCATTGCAGGGGAAACACGGTTCCCTTCCTTCTTTTGCATTATGATAGGATCTCCTCGTCGTATTTGTGGATCTGGTGTATGTAGTGGACAATCAAAAGTGTAACGAACAAAGCCGACATCATTCGAATGAACAACTTTGTCGAAAGGATTTTCATTACACCGCGAACTAGTGTCGCTCGCTGCGTGATTCAATCCATATGATTCCCGGATTCGATCTTTCATATCATTATCGATTGCACTCTGCGGTTTTTCCACGCAGATAGGAACAAATCGGGTGTATGTTTTTTTGCAGTCCTTTTCTTCATGTTTATTGGGAGTTCCATTTCCACAACCTCCTTCGGGCTTGGGGGCCCAGAATATCCAAATCAACCCTGCTGCTGCCGCCTCAAAGAGGGCTTCAATTGCACTGTCAATAAAAACATCCTGGAATCCCTCAGGAACGGAGGGGGATTGGCCTTTTTGCAATTCTAGCTTTGCCTTAGCGGGATCACACCCAGCGAAATGAATACAGTTGTGTCCATTGCACTGAACGTGACAAAGTTTCCCAGGGCTTACTGGTAACTTCATAGGGCATGAGTCATAATGAATGCACTCTGGTATGGTAACATTCTTATTTCTCTTCGTTTTCTTGTCAACGACTTTTACTGCAACCTCATTGGAAAGTTCTTCCTTACCCCAAGTATAGGCGTAAATGTAATAGGCGCAGAGGGAGCAGACGACGACAGCGACAACTATGGCCGCATATCGAACCCACTCCGATTCAGTCAATTGATCATAAAGTGTTTTTTCTGTAAAGTCCTTGGGGTTAATATTGACCTTCTTCCCTTCTTCGGGTGAGAAGACCAAAGTATCAATCTCTTCATCAGTCATTTCTTTCTCCTTATCCTTCTTCATTTCTTTCATGAGAAGGGGGGTAATGCTCATCTTGTCTCCTTCAATCTTAATCTTTGTTAAAACGTAATATGGGACGCTGGCCGCATTTGTTGGACCAACTTCCTTAATACGTCTGGTTCTGAAACCATCTTCAAGGAGTTGCAAGTGATCAATGATCTGTTTTGGTGTCATATTTTTCTTTTCGTACCATTGTTGGTAAAAATTCCACCACAAGGTAAGTCTAGTTTCGACATCTTCACGTGTTGTTGCCTCAATTTGCTGAGTCAGATATTGCCGAGTGAGAACCTTTTGTTTCTCCTCTTTTGACAATTCATCATCTTGCTCCTTTTGGCGGCCTTCAACCTCAGTTAGATAGCTTTTGAGTGCCTCCGAATCCAAATCGTCAAGTGAGACTAATTGGGGTAGGAACTTAATGCCCTGAGTAAGGCGTGTTGCTTTCTTTCCCAAAAAGTATTTCTCAAAGCCAAGTATCTCAATCCCAGATGATGCATACTTGACGATGAGTGAAACCACCGGGGCAGCGACCGAAACCGCTGCCTTGACAATTCCAATTTCCTTAAGGGTGGATGTAACCTTTGCTAACGGAAGTCCGGTGAAAATTACACCGGCAGTGCCAACGACTAGTGCCGCCGCGGCCAATCCATCAATAATGGTTTTTAGAATTTGGTCCCTTTCGGGACCAGTTTTTCCCTCGCCTCGTGCTTTTGAAATTAGCTTGCGAACCAGTTCCTTGATTCGTTGCTTCATCGTCACAAGACAGAATCCCACTAATATTAATATAGTGAAAAATGTGAGGTACTTGTAATCAACGAGAGTAGTAAAAGTCTTTACTAATCCGTTTTTTGTTTTGATTATCATCTCCGTGGCTGTGGTCATAACGACTTCTTTCACTTTCAACGATGCATCTGCTACGGCGTCAGTATATTTGTTTCTCAAGTAGAGAGAAGCTTTTCCTTTGACGTATGCGTAACAGGCAGTCGCAGTTGAGAAAATGAAGGTCGCACTCATGACTTGTACTAACATTGAGTACTCCGCCAAGAACGTTGTGGCGATGATAACCCATGGGGACAGGATGGCTCCGAAAATTACGAAGCCGAAAGTTGCTGCTATTGATTGCGCAGTTGATGAGACCATGGTTGATT